TGAAACCATACGATAAACAAATAGGTGGCAATCACTATCAAAAGTATAAGATACAACCTAGTAAATTTGTAATAGAGAACAAATTGCTTTACCCTGAAGGCTGTGCTATAAAGTATATTGTTAGACATAGCGACAAAGGAAAGAAACAAGATTTAGAAAAAGCAATTCATTTTATAGAAATGATAATAGAAAGGGATTACAAATAATGTGTGCTGTTCCACAACTATCTGATTTAGATTTAACAGATATAGATTTAGTTGCAGTTGACTTAGAAACCTATGACCCTAACCTAAAAACAAAAGGTTTAGGTGCAGTTAGAAAAGATGGTTTTGTTACAGGGATTGCAATAGCAACAAAGAATCAAAGTTTATATTTTCCTATAGCTCATGCTATGACAGACAATTTAAATGTTAACGATACGTGGGAGTATCTTAACGAAAAACTGTTTAAAAACAAGGACATACGTAAGGTATTTCATAATGCTATGTACGATGTATGTTGGATTAGATCCGCTACAGGAGACATGCCACAAGGACAATTACTAGATACTATGATTGCAGCATCAGTTATTGATGAAACAAGAATGAAATATTCTTTAGATTCCATTAGTAAAGATTATTTAAACGAAGCTAAATACAAATATGATCTTGCAGAAAAATCATTAGCAGAGTGTGGAATAAAAGATCCAATGTCTAACATGCACAAATTACCCTACTCATTAGTAAAAGATTATGCAGAGCAAGATGTAAACTTAACTTTAAAGTTATGGAATTTGTTTGAGAAAAAATTAGATGAAGTATTGTATACAAAAATTAATGAAGATGGAAGCAAAGAATTAAAAACTTGTAGACAAATATTTGAATTAGAAACAAAATTATTTCCTTGTCTAGTTGACATGAAGTTTAAAGGAGTTAAGATAGATGTCGAAAAAGCTAAGACACTTGGAAAACTTTTAGAAAAACGTAGAGATAATTTAGTTAAGATTATTAAGAAACGTACAGGTATTGATGTAGAAATTTGGGCAGCATCATCAATTAAACATTTATTAGATCATCAAGAAATAACAAAGTACAAAAAAACAAAAGCAGGTCTACCACAACTACCAAAAGATTTTTTAAAGACTCATGAAAATCGTTACTTGCGTATGATTGTAAAAGCTAGAGAGTGTGACAAAGCTAAAGGTACTTTTGTTGAAGGACTGTTAGAATTTGTACACGAAGGTAGAATACATGCAGACATCAATCAGATAAGATCGGACCAAGGTGGAACGGTCACTGGTAGATTCTCTATGTCTAACCCTAACTTACAACAAATTCCTTCAAGAGGTATTATAGGTAAGAAGATGAGAGAATTATTTTTACCTGAAGATGGTTGTGTATGGGGATCATTTGATTACAGTCAACAAGAACCACGTATCGTTGTACACTATGCATTAAAATTAGGTCTACCTGGAACAGATACATTAAAGGATGAGTTTAACAAAGAGGATGCAGACTTTCACCAGATCGTTGCAGACATGGCTCAGATATCACGGACCATGGCCAAGACAATTAATTTAGGACTCTTCTATGGTATGGGTAAAATAAAATTAGCTAGTGAATTAAATTTAACTAGACCAAAAGCAAACGCATTATTTGCTGAGTACCATGCTAAAGTTCCTTTTGTAAGAAGGTTATCTCAAGATCTAATTGAGTTTGCAGAAGAACATAAATTATTATTTACATTAAAAGATAGATTTTGTAGGTTTAACAAATGGGAAACAAGAAATAGAGAATGGAACAATACAATTAATAGGTATGAACCGGTCCCAATATTAACTAGACAAGATGCAGAGACAGCATTTAAAGCTGAACTATTAGAAAAATTTAAAGATAATGTAGCAGATAATTACATGCAAGATTTTGATAGATATTATAAACCTGCATTTACTTACAAAGCATTAAATAGATTAATTCAAGGTAGTGCAGCAGACATGACTAAAAAAGCTATGGTAGATTTATATGAAAAAGGTATTTTACCACAAATACAAATACACGATGAATTATGTCTATCAATAAAAAATGATAACGATGCCTTAATAGTTAAAGAAACAATGGAGCAAGCTATTCCTCTTGAAGTAAAAAACAAAGTTAACTACAAAAAAGGTAAAAATTGGGGAGACATAAAATAATGTTTTTAATAAATACTTATCTAGACAAAAGTAAAATACAGGGTGTCGGTGTATTTTCAAAAGAAAATGTAAAGAAAGGTGATAAAATAAAAGAAGTAAGGCCTGAATTTGAGTTAAGATTTGACAGAACAAATATGCCAAAAATGCCATTATCTTTAGCTAATTTTATTGAAACACATTCTTATGAAGATAAAAAAAATGAATATGTAATGGGGATAGATAACGAAAAATATTTAAATCATAGCACAGATCCTAGTGTAAATGATGATGGAATAGCTTTAAAAGATATTAAAACAGGCGACGAAATTACTGTAGACTATAGAAATTTTGATGCTAGTGTTGAGGAATGGCTTATTTAAATGCAAACATACCACCAACCTACGCACAAATAAGAAGGGAGTATTTATATGACTGTAAAAAACATCATGGAGAAGTTGAAGATTGTATTGTCTTTGCTATATCGTGCATGTCTGGAAGGGCTATACTATGGCACGCTATTATGGAGAACGGTGCAATATTTTATCGCTTACCAATTACGGCTTTTATTCAACGTGGTTTTAAACCGGAAGCTGTTCCACATAGACGACTTGATGAACTTCAGCTTTGGAATAGTTTTAGTTATTACCCTGCTGTTACTGTATTTGATATTTTAAGTGGCCAACACGGTAAATACATAGGAAAAGATAAAAAATGGCATCACGGTAATTATCTATTTACCATTGACTTTGCTCATCCAGATAGTAATATACTAGATACGGAACATTCCGAAATACCGCACGAACATAAGTGCGCTCACATAATAGCCTTAAATGATGGTAATTATGCGGCTCAACCTAACAACAGAATAATCTGGGATCTACCTTCTTTCACAGTGAAAGATAATATTCCTGACTGGAAAGTCCAAACAAATGTATGGACTGTAGAAGACTCCGGTGCATGGCAAACGGAAGACACTGATAAATTCTTCTATGAAATTGAGGAAAAAAAACATGATTAAAAAATGGTTAGAAAAAATATTTGGTAAATTTTGTAAGTGTGAAGAAGTAGACGAACATATGACACTGTACACAGAAGCACCTGAACCTGAAATAAAATTAGTGTGTGACAAACACCCTGATAGTTATAAAAGAACTTGTCCAAGTTGTAGAGCGGCAAAGTAATGGAGGGCCTACGCATGGATTACAGATTTACAACTCTGTTAATATTTATGTTAACTTTGTTAGCTTTATTTGGTGGACCAACACATTCAGCAGAAACACAAAGCAACGTAAGTGGATCTAACACATCAATTGAAGGTGGTTATACTGGGGGAGCAACAACATATCAGTCTGGATCATCATCTAACACAACAAGTACAACTAGCTCTACATCTAATATAAAATCAGCACCACCAACAGCTTCATCACCTTCATACAACTCTATGACACAAGACGTGTGTGCAGTAGGTGGATCACTTGGTGTACAAACATTTGGACTTGGCATCAGCGGCGGAAAACATTTTATTGATAAAAACTGTGAACGATTAAAGTTGGCTAGAATTTTAAATGACTTTGGCATGCGTGTAGCAGCAGTGGCCATACTGTGCCAGGATGAACGTGTCTTTGAATCTATGATATCAGCCGGTACTGTTTGCCCTATTGATGGTAAAATTGGTAAAGAAGCTATGGCGTTGTGGTCTAGATATGGCCATGAAAGACCTGATTATAAAACATATGTTAAACGTATTAAAGACAGAGAAAAAGCTGACAAAAAAGCACAAAAAGAAATGACAAAAGAATTAAATAAGATGGATAGAGCTATTAAAATAGAGAAACTTAAATGAGAGATACTAAATCAATAGAGAGTTTTTTAAAAAACAAATACAGGAAAATTACTGAAATGAATTTATTTAGAAGCCTTAAAAAAGAAGTTGAAACAGGTGCCAATGGAACGCAAGATTATATAATTAAAAAGGGTATTAATAAAGGTAAAAAAGTAAGCACATGAAGATATCAGAAAACACATCAGTTAGCATGCCGGTCAAGAACATGTTAATGATAATAGCAGGAGTAGTTTCCGGAGTGTTTGCCTACACAGAGATTACAGCTAGACTAACTAGCTTAGAGACATCAAGAGAGTTGTTTCAAGCAGATCTACTTAAGAAATCCGAACAGTTGCCCACGGACCAGGAACAGTTTATGTTGATAGAAGATTTATATAAGTCAACAGAAAAACTTGAGATAACTCAAGAACAAAATATGACCAACAAAGTTAACATACAATTTCTAAACAAACAATTAGAAAAAGCATTGATTGATGTTGAGAAATTAAAAGATAAAGTTAGAAAAAACGGTAACGGAGATCACTGATGACAGAGATTGTTGTAGCCCTTTTAATGATCGTTTCAGGAGAAATCAAGGAGCACAGAATACAAGACTCTATGTCTACTTGTTTAAAAGCTAAACGTATTGCAATGAGATCAGGCACAAGTCGTATAGACTACCAATGTATAAAATCAAAAGCAGAAACAGAAATATACATGGGTGAGAAATCAATAGTAAAACTTATATTAAAATGAAGTGGTTAGCCTTTGTATTACTAGGCAGCTTATTATACTTAATGCTATCTTGTTTTTCTGCTTCAGTAGGTCTTGCTGATGAAGACACTGCAACATCAACAAACATATTACCGAACGCAGGCACAACATCATCTAGCCTGGATCAATTTGATTTAGATGGCGTGCAATCTGGATCTACAGGTGCACTAACAAACAATTCTACACACAA